TAAGGCATTAGCATCTGTCTGAGGTACAACAGCAGTACCACCACTTGTTAAGTTAAATGTTACTTCTGATCCATTAAAGCCTGATGATATATCATCAAGGATACTGTACTGACCATCCGTAGGACTAGTTCCAATATAGGACATTATTTACTCCATACCTCGTGTGTTAAATTACTATTATTATCTCTCATTAATAATTCATCATATTGTGTTTCAGTTGTGTAATTAGTTGGAATATCTCTCAAAGTTTGCCTCCATGTTTTTACATCATCAGGCATAGTATAATCACTATTAGCCATATAATCAGTTTCTCTTAATTTCTGTAATCTTATAGATTTAATTTCAGCTAGTTTTCTTTCTGCACTAGCATCATTCCATGATTTATTTCTTGCATCATATTCAGCTTGTTCTTCAGTTGTTAAATCTCTAACAGTTCCATTTACCCATTTTTTTGTCATGCGTGTTTAACTCCATATAAAGTAAATCTTCCAGCACTATAATTACCTGAAGATAAAAATATTTTAAAACCAGTAACATTTGTACTACCATGATAAAATCCTGAAAAGTTTCTTTGCCTAACTCCATCAGAACTCCAGTTAGATGAATGACCATTAAAAGTTACAAAGTTACTTGTTGACCTATAAGTAGTGTCAAACCAACCATGAAAAGAACAAGTATTACCATGTGCTTGGTCAACATATTGTAGATAAGTAGAATCTTGCGCTCTGTTTTCTTCATCTGTATCTGATCTTGACCTAGTACCCATACCTACAGCCCAATCATGTTGATTATGAGTTATAGCTGTGCTACCATTTTTAAACTGCATTCTATGATTACAGTTATTAGCAGAAGTAATACCTCTACCCACAAAAAGATAATTAGTATATGTATCGGTAAAAAAATCTTCAAACTCAAACTCTGATACAGCAGTACTATAATTAGTTGTAGTAAGTCTTACTAAATCTTGTGGCGTACCAGTAATAGTACCAGTAAACGCATAGTTAGCAGTAAGGTCTAATTTAGTATTACCTACTGCGTCATCAGCAATCTTAGCTGTAGATATAGATCCGTCTGCTATATCTGCACCAGTAAGTATAGATCCTGTAGGTGTACGCCCAATATATCCCAACTTATGTAATCTCCATTATTGATAATGCTGCATCTATTTTTGCAGAAACAGAACAATCAACTTTTACAACATCTGTAGTTTGTAATACAACCTTACTACCAGTCAGTACTTCAAGAGTACCACCAACTGGGATAGGTGCATTTTTGACTACAAACACAGTTTGATTTGTTTCTGTATCAGAAGTATCTGATTCAATCTTAACACTAACATTTACTTCAGCTGTATGAATATTACATAGTAATAATCCTAGTACTACCGAAGTAGTGGTACTTGGTACTGTATATAGTGTTAAAGGTGTACCAGAACTAGATGGCATAGCATCATTAGTTTTAATTTTAAATGTATTAGCCATTCTATCCTTTCTAGCCTAATGCTATTGCTAGAGCTGTAGCATCATCTAACGAAGCTCCAGAACCAGCTATTGTTAATGTTTCATTACCACCATCACTACCTTCTGTAAAGGAAATGTTGCTTCCAGCTACTAGTTTTCCATTAAGAAATCCAGCAGTTGTATCATTACTTGACACTTTCACTAAAGCATCAGTATCAGCAGAAATGGCTACCCAGGCACTACCATTATAGAACTTTAATAGATTGCTTGTGGTATTGTAGAATAAATCACCTTCATCTAAAGATGATGATGGATCACTAGATCCGATTCGATATTGGTTAGCAAATGTATTTACATTTGTAATATTACTAGCAGTAGTATTAACATTAGAAATATTAGATGCCACAGTAGTAACATTAGATGATACACCAGCGACAGTAGTAATATTAGAGTTATTACCAGCTACAGTATTAATATTAGAAGAATTAGAATTTACAGCATTTATATTAGTTTCATTAGAGTTTACAGCACTAACTGCACTTGATATCCCAGCAACTGTAGTAATGTTACTAGATATACCAGCAAGAGTATTCATGTTAGTTACATTAGAAGATGTAGCTAAAGTGTTCATATCACTTACTACATCTGAAGTAGCAAGGGTATTCATGTCAGATACTACATCAGCAGTACCTAAAGTATTCATATCTGCAACAACATCAGCAGTTGCAAGAGTGTTCATATCAGAAACAATGTCAGATGTGGCTAGAGTATTCATATCTGATACCACATCAGAAGTTCCTAGTAAGTTCATAGCAGTTACAGTTGCAGAACTTGCAAGTGTATTCATATCGGAAACTACATCAGTAGTTCCTAAGATAGCCATATCTGCTACAGCGTCTGATGTACCTAGTCTACCTATCTCTGTAGCTTTACCAGCAACAGTTCCAATATCAGTAGCATCAGCAGCTACACTACTTACATCACTAGATATACCAGCTACAGTAGTTACATTACTTGCTATACCACTTACTGTAGTAATATTTGATGCAATACCAGCAACAGTAGATACATCTGTAATTGATTGTGAAAACTCTAAAGCATTACCAGAACTGTTTACAGATAGTATTTTATTAGCTATTAACTCAGGGAATGTCAGGTTAAATGCAGTTGATGTAGATATCTTAGCTTTTGGAGAAAATAATATATCTCTCTCATTTTGCTGAATCATAGCAATAATTTTGTCTAGTTCAGTATTAAGTGTTTCTATTGGAAATGTACCAGATACAGGAAAGTCAGATGTTCTAGATACAGCTAAGTCTCTAGATATAGTATATTTGTCATTNACAGTAGCACCACTACCNAGTGTAATAGATCCACCACCTGATACACCAGCACCAGTAACAGAATACTGAGTAGCAGATGATGGACTAGCTGTAAGTGTAAGGGTAGTATCTGCACCATTAGATGCAGCTGTTTTAATGACTGTAAGATCGGAATCAGCAAAAAACTCAAAGGGTACTGTAAACGATGTCTGCCCACCAGTAGCTGTATACTGTATTCTAGGCGAGGTATCTGATATTGCTAATGCCATAATTTACTAATATAACCCTTTCTCTAGTTTATCAAACAAAAAATCTGCATACCATAAATTGTTAAATGGTATTAATCTTCTTATTCTCCTAGCAGTATGGTGGTTATGCTTACCTCTACCCCAATCATACATAATTTCGTATATATTACCAATAGTAGATCCTATAGGAGCTACAGAACCCATTTTCCTTTTTAAAGATGTACCATATGGTTTATTTATACCTAATAATGTTGGTCTAATTCCTACATTATTATTACTTAATGCCATAACTAATCTATCTATATCAGTAAAATATCCACCTACTCCACCTCTTTCTGCACCACTTAATACTTTTTCTCTTAATGTCATACTGCTGTATGGAGCATTTGTTTGTTGTGATCTAAAAGCATCAATCATCATACCCATAGCTACTAATGCTCCAATGTTTAGTAAGAAGTTACCATCATCTACCATCATCCCTCTATATAAAACCCTTCTTGTATATGCTAAACCAAACTTTTTATATTGAAAAAGTAACGAACCAAACACCGTGTTAGCTAATAAAGGTGCATCAGATAATCCTGGAGTTACAATAGTATTATCTACTTCTTTACTTGAAGCAGCTCTAAACTTCATAGTAGCTGTACTATTATCCCAAAGATCTGTATTTGGTAATTTTAATAAATCATACTCTTTAGCAAAAGCACCATTCTTAGTACCTACACCATGACCATGTTTATAATAATTATCTAAAATATCTTTTATTATTTTTTTATGTGTTGCTGTTTTGCTACCTATACCTAAATTATTTAAATATGCAATTTCCCATTTTTGAGCTTTTCCTTTACTTATTCTTTCTATTATATCTATTAACTTAGTATTAATTAATAAAGTTGCTGGTACTTTGATACCTACAGTCCAGGGATTTTGTAAGTTTCCGTATTGAAAAGCTATTTGATTTAGTTTTTGAAATATTTTTTCAACACCAGTAAAGCTACTTCTTAGCTGGTCATTACCAGAAATTATATCTTGTCTACCAAAATTAATTCCTAAATCTATAGCTTGAAAACCCAAGTTAGCTTCTTTTAAACCTTTTTCAAAAAGAGCTTTACCCATACTACCAGTAAATCCTTGTAATAATTTAGGTATTGTATTCATTAATCCATCTACAGCTATAACTCTACCTATATCTGCTATTTGTGTAATTCCTGTTAAGTGAAATAAATTACTTGATATTTTCATAATTGTTGATGTTTTAT